ATTAACTTCAAAACTTCCCCTACTGACTGGGGTCAAAACACAGTTCACTTCCAAAACTACAGCAACACGACCACTTTTAAATCTTGGATAAGTCGCGGAGATGCAGCCGCACAAGGTCCAGTTGCTATTGCTGGTCTATATCGCTCTACCTCTGCAATTACTTCTATGTTAATTACTTTAGAAGGATCAGGGCAAAACTTCGATACTGGCTCAACCTTTACCCTATACGGAATTAAGGCGGCATAATGGCAACTTATATCCAAATTGGAAGCACCGTAACCGTTGGCGCAGGTGGGGCGGCAAATATTGACTTTACTTCGATCCCTAGCACTTACACAGATTTAGTAGTTAAAGTCTGTGGCAGAACAAACAGAGCAGCGGTCTTTGACGATATTTTAATTTCGTTCAATGGTAGCACCGCTTCTTTTACGGGTCGCGAACTTTACGGCGACGGCGCTGCGGCTGCTTCAATTACAACCGCTAGAGCCGCAAGCATAGCCACAGGCGCTAACGCAACAGCCAGCACCTTTGGTAACTCCGAAATCTATGTACCAAATTATGCAGGATCAGCCAATAAATCTTTCAGCGTAGACGGCGTTCAGGAAACTAACGCGACTACTGCTTATGCGATCATGATCGCTGGTCTATGGTCAAACACAGCGGCAATTAACCAAGTGACTCTAACGCCTTCTGTTGGCACTTTATTTTCTCAATATTCAACCGCTTCACTCTACGGCATATCTAAATCATAGGAGACAAACATGGCAGACACAAAGATAATCGTTAACTGCGAAACAGGCGAAGTTTCCGAAGTAGAACTTACAGCCGAGGAAATCAAGCAGCGCGAAGCAGATGCGATCGCTTACGCAAAGGCGAAGGCAGACGAGGAGCAAGCAGCAGCCGAGAAGGCCGAGGCTAAGGCTGCTATCGCAGATCGCTTAGGGCTAACTCCAGATGAATTGGCGCTATTGTTTGCATGAAGCCAAAACTATGCAAAGCCGGTGCGCAGTTAAGGGAGCAGTTTGATGACTGCTTCAGCGATCGTGATCGTACCTCGGACGGCTGGATCGGCGATAGTCGGCACTCAGCTCGTAAGTCTGACCATAATCCAGATGCACAGGGCTGGGTTCGTGCCATTGACATTGACCGCGATCTATCCGGCAGACCTAAGCCCGACCTCATGCCCGATGTGGCAGATCAACTTCGTCTCTTGGCAAAGTCTGATAAGCGCATCTCATATCTCATCTTTGACGGCAAAATTGCAAGCGCCAAAAGCGCTTGGCGCTGGAGAACTTATACTGGGATTAACAAGCATCGCCATCATCTCCATGTCTCGTTTAGCATCAAAGGCGATAACGATGGTTCGTTCTTTAAAGTACCGTTACTAGGAGGCACAGCATGAATATGAAAAACCCTTACCTACTCACAGCAGGTGCGTTCCTATCTGCTTGGGCAGCTTCTAACTTTGCAGCAGATTACCGCTCGATCCTTTGGGCTGTTCTTGCTGGGGTCTTTGGATATGCGACACCTAAACGATGACTCAGACGGACATGTTAAATCTCTATATTGCCACACTTGCGATAGTGGGTGGCTTGGCTGGTTATGTGATCACGCACTTGCTGTCGGAGATTAAGCGACTCAATACGCGTGTCGATGAGATCTACAACATACTCTTAGAGCGATAATTTAATCATGGCGCGTAAGAAGGCTATCGACTTAGAGGCTTACTCTATGCTCGATCAGTACTGCATCGGGCTAAATGAGTATTACAAATCGCTAAGACGAGCAGGTTTCTCACCAGAGATGTCTCTGGCTATTTTGCTTGAACCTTTAACTTATCCTGCCACTATCTTGCCAACACCTAACTGGCTTCCTAACTTGCCCGGCGAGATCCCATACGATGATGACGATGAGGATTAACAATGAAAAGAACTGTAATCGTTCCAGATCTACAGGTTCCATATCACGATGAAGTTGCTGTCCGCAATGTTGCAAGTTTTATTAAGGCATACCGTCCAGATAGCGTTATTACACTTGGAGATGAAATCGATCTCCCGCAGATCAGTCGATGGACAGAAAATACACCGGGCTGGTACGAGCAGACACTAGCTGAGGATCGAGACCAAGCGGTCGAGGTTCTTTGGTCTTTGGTCGAGCATTCTAAAGAGGCTCATATGATCCGTTCTAATCACACAGACCGTCTTTACAATGTGATCATGAAAAAGATCCCAGCGTTCTTGGCATTGCCAGAGTTACGCTTTGAGCGCTTCATGCGTTTAGATGAATTAGGGATTACCTATCATAAGAAGCCATACGCCTTTGCTAAGGGCTGGGTAGCAGTCCACGGAGACGAGCAGGGCATAAATCCTAACGCGGGTCTTACAGCCCTTGGAGCGGCTCGTAGGCACGGTTTAAGCGTGGTCTGCGGTCACACTCACAGAGCGGGCGTATCGGCCTTTACAGAGGCTTCTGGGGGCAAAATAGGGCGTATTCTGCGTGGCGTAGAAGGCGGGCATCTCATGGATATCCGTAAGGCTGGCTATACCAAGGGAACTATGAACTGGCAGCAGGCTTTTATTATCGTTGAGGATAGCCAAGTAACCCTAATTAACATCGAGAAGGACGGCACATTCGTGGTTGCTGGTCGGCGTTATGGACGATCTCGATAACGATATAAGGCGCACGATCGATGATGCGATGGACGATGGAGAATTGTTACCGTTTCGTTATCAACACACCGTCAGATAGTCAGATATTTATGCAACACTTATGCCAAGAAGGTGCGAAGGGCGCACTAGAAGGGCAGTAAATGAACGCAGATATAGCAATTACTTTATCGATAGCAGTAGGCATGTTAATTGGCTTTGGCTTTGGTTATGGCAAAGGCTTCGAGCATGGCAAGATTAAGGGTCGTATTGCAGCTCGTAAGATCGCTCGTCAACTTGAGCAGGTCGGCCGATGAATGCTAGAGACTATCTCAACGAAGCAAGAGCAACTATCCAAGACAGAGGTCTGGACTACGGTCACCCAACTGACAACATGGCAAGAACGGCTGCCCTCTGGTCGAGTTATCTGGAAATGCCGGTTACTGATTACCAAGTCGCGATGTGCATGGCACTTGTCAAAATAGCCCGAAGCATGGAGACGGCCAAAACTGACACCTATGTGGATCTAGTCGCATATACCAGCATAGCAGCGCAACTGCACACAGAGGAGAATGAGCAATATGTTTAATCTTGAAGATTATGAGACAGTAGAAGAACGCCTAGTTAAGTTCTGGAAGGAACACCCAGATGGTCGAATTGAAACTACTTTGGTTGAGTCAACGCTTCAGCGATTTATTGTTAAGGCTGCTGTTTATCGAACTGAAGTTGATGCACAGGCTTGGACAACTGGCTATGCAGAGGAGACAGTCTCAACGCGAGGAGTTAATTCTACGAGCGCTCTTGAGAACTGCGAAACGAGTGCGATCGGTCGGGCATTGGCTAACGCAGGCTATGTTACGAAAGGCAAACGCCCTAGCCGCGAGGAAATGTCAAAAGTCAAAGCAGCAGAACCTAAGCCATTCTCTGAGAAGTTAGCAGACAAGATCACGATGCCGGTCGAGGACGATCCTTGGACAACTAAAGCAGTAGAAGCTGCGCCATCGAGTGCAGATGCAATAGCGCTGGTTCAGGAAGTATTGGGCGCAGTCAAGATCGATAAAGACATTCCACTATGTCGCAACTGCCATGACCATAAGCCTATGGAATGGAAAACAGGCGTAAGCGCCAAGAACAATAAGCCATGGGGCAAGTTCTCATGTTATGTCTGTCGAGATGTGATGTGGTACAACATTGCAGCAGATGGAACTTGGAAGCCTCAAGAGGCCAAAGCATGAGCGGCTTACAGTTTATGAACCAAGACGGTGAATGGGAGAACTTCCCTACTGATGACGAATTAGCAGAAAAGGCTAAACACCAGGAATTGCTCAACAGCCTTCAGGTGCGGATTATCTGTCATCTATGTAATGAGCCAGTTCCACGCGAGGAGTTAGCGTTCTGGGTTCAAGGAACTGTCCTTACTTGGTCATGCAAGAAGTGTCACGCGGTTAATGTCTCAAAGTAGAAAACACCGCGGCTTTCGCACAGAGCGAGTAGTCGCAGAGTTTCTGAGGCGCACCTGGGAAGGCGCTTCAGTTGGTCGAGGCAATGGCCGCGATATCCTCAATGTTCCGTTCGACTGCGAGGTTAAAGCGCGTACTGGTCTCGATGTTTCGGGAACACTCCGCCAGATCGAAACTAGGACAGCCAAGAGCGGCTTATTGGGGTTCGCTTGCTTTAGGCTTAATGGGCAAGGTGAACAGGCTGAAAATTATGTGGCCATGCTTCGCCTTGGCGATCTGGTGGAGTTACTCGAAGCTGCTGGATATAAGAACCGTAAAGATGTAGTTCAAGATGCAGACATAACCAGATGCCTAGACTGTGGCATATATGCACTAGGAGAACGATGCCAATTCTGCCGGGAGGAACAGTAGATGCCAAAAGCAGGCGATGAACGAAATGTACTACCAGAGGCTTTACATACATGCTATTGCGGTTACTCGCTGTTATCGGCTTGGGGCTTCCTTGGTCAGAAAGAGGTCAGCCGCATGATGTTAAGCCACTTAGAGACTATTCATGGAGTCGAGAAGTAATGCCCATATATGAGTTTGAATGTACTAATGATCTATGTGAGGCCAACCTCAGATACGAGAAGGAGTTAAAGATAAATGAACCACACGATGTTGAATGCGGGTTCTGTCATGAACCGATGCGCAAGATATACAGCTCTTTCGGTATCCAGTTTAAAGGCTCTGGGTTCTATTCTACAGATAAATAATTCGACACGCCGTTCTGAGCAGGACTTATGTTAATGGATTTGACTAAGGCGGTACACTTCTCTGCTAGAAGCCCTAAAGGCTTCAGAGCAAGCCTGAAAGGCGTAGCTTGCTCGGTAGCAGTCGTTATTGGGATATCTCTATCTATTGCTGAAGCAAGTAGAAGTGAGGCTTCAATAGATGCAACTAAAAGCCTAAAAGTATTAGCCAATAAGCAGTTAACTGATAAGCAATATAAATGCCATAACGAGATCGTATATAGAGAGTCTCGATGGCAGATAGATGCAGTTAATGGCAGTCATCATGGGTATTACCAGATGCGTACTGAGTCTATGAAAGATAAGCCTTATGACTATCAGTTCTTCGTTTATTGGTATTATGTATTCAGCCGGTACGGCTACACAGAATACGATGAACCTAACTATTGCTTAGCACTTAAGCATCTAAAGACTAAAGGCTGGCAGTAATGGCAAAGCGTGGAGATCCAAGACTTACTAGAGATTATAAAGCCTTTCGTTTAAAGGTATTAGCTCGCGACCAATGGTCATGCTTCTATTGCTCAGCACCAGCTGCAACAGTTGATCACATCATTCCAATTAGCAAAGCACCTGATCTAGTAGTGAACTTCGAGAACGCAGTTGCTTGTTGCCAGTCATGCAACTCATCGAAGGGCAGCCGTAATC